GCAAAGTTTCTGACACGAAACGGCATCGCTGTGATGTGTGGGTATGGAACCGATGAAACCGCGACACCACCACTTGCAGTAAGATTGTTTCGGAAGTGCTATTATCCAATTTATAAGCACTTAACCGAAGAATGGTGTACCGTGCAGGAGTTTCGCGACTTCTATTGGCCTCGTCGCTCACTCGCCAACATCTGCATGAGTTTTGCTTGGAGGCGGAAATACTTTATCGCAGCGAGTGCGCTCATTTACATCGCGCGGCGAACAGGGTTATTTGGGCGCATTGCCAGGTTTGTTACGACACACATTCATCAGCCACACGTGTTGTTCACCAGGGGTTCGCTTGCACTGAACACTTGGAGAGAGACGAGTGTACACGCCACAACATGGTTTTTGGAAAAGTTTGGTTTGCTCGACTTCATTGGAGAACAACTAGCTGATCCCGAGACGCGAATTCTTGGCATGAACCCAATTACCGATTGTGATCAGGCTTACCGCAGAGCCGTGTTAGCAGGCACATCAAATCAACGGCAGATTCGGCAAATTATATCATCTGTTGCCGCGCGGAACAACTTTCAAGACCCTATTATGCCGCGTGCACTGGATGCAATGGTGCGTGAGATTGCTGCAATTGGTGAAACGTACCCCGGCGCGATGCAGCGCGGAGCAATCCCTGTCGGAAAACCACTAAACGGGCCAAACAAACCTTGTTTATTTTGTGATTTGCCATACCGCGGGGAGAACGGCAGCAACGGCCGTTTTGTGCACAGGATCTGCCAGCACCACAATTTGGTGGTGTATGACCGACGCGTACCCGGATTTGAATGTGGTGAGATGCGGTTGGCAATGGACGGTTTCGCCACAGAGACAGGATTGAGCATCGGACCATACGTCACAACAACACGCGACTTACCTCTTCCTAACTTGCAACTATTTCCACTAACGGATATTTTTGGCCGGAAAGCAACAACGGTTGCAGCGATGATGGACGACCCACGGGAATTTATTGAAACAAAAACCGCAGTCCTCGTCGGTTATGGGTTTGGCCGCGCCCCAATTTGGACGGCAGGAAAGGGAATGTCTGTAACGGTCAAGGCTATTTGCTGCAGAATCGGACGAACGCCCAGAAAGCAACCTCAACAGAGCTCCTTTAATTTGGCACAGCAAGTCTACCGGCATTTGTTTTCACAGACCAATCAAGTCACAGCGATGGCAACGCTCGACTGGGTGCAAACAGTCCGACGAAAAGAAGACATGTTAAAAACAATCGAAGAGCTCAAAACCGCCATTCCTGAAGACTTCGCCAATCCAATCTGGAAACTTTTTGTGAAATTAGAGAAGTCATGCGCAGTGGAATTTGTCGATGGAGACTTCCGTCCAATCACGGATTTCAAGCCCAGGGCAATTCAAGCGCCGCCAGACTGGGTACATGTGCTCCTTGGGCCGGTTCTCAAAACTTGTTTGCACCAAATTGAAACTGTTTTTGTCCACACATCCCACATCTTCTACGCAGGATGCGCAACCCCGCCAATGATGAATGAATGGCTA